CCTTGAAACCCGCGCGTGCAAAAAAGATAGAATCACGTCCACCTCCACAACCTATTTCTAAAATCGCCCCGATTTTGTGCTCAATTAGTTTTTCCACAAATTCCTGAGCGAACACAGATGGATTCATTTCAGTAGCCCAATGCGGAGTACCTTCAGAATATGCATCCTCCCAATCAGCAGGGGTCATTCCCTTTAATCTTTTTTTTACTGGTTCTTGTACGGGATTCTGTATAGTAGGCTCAGATATTGAACTTCCTGTTGGTGCCACACTAAACGGCAGATAACCGGTATCCCAGCCGGGGAACTCAGTAATCCCCATTTCAAGTTGATCATTAATCTGGCTAAACGGAACTCCCATAGCCCATAATTTAGAAGCCTGCTCAACTTTCTTTCCGTAATCATCGCGTAACGCTGCAACGTTACTAAGGTCATACGCTATCGTAACATCCCCGTACATCGGGGCAACTTTAAGATTTAATGTAGCTTTTATGTCATCCAGTAACGGGATGATGTTTGTTTCGTACAGTGCCTTGCGCGCCTCAGAGACATTGTTATACGTCGATCCCTCTTTATCGCCTAACCACCATGGATCAATACCAAATGCTGAAGCTATATCCCTTTTAGCGTCCCGCCTGGACAAGAGGAAGTCCATTTCTACGGGCGTAAGGCTCATCTGTTGCCATTCGGCTCCGCCACCCAGTACCCAGGGAGCGCGCCGTTTGGTTTTTTCGAGGTAAAGTTCCTGCACCCTGCGGTTTTGCTCTTCATACTGTTCAGTTGATAAAGTCTCCGTGTACTTAAAAATACCTGACGGAATACCGCGATTTTGCATACTAACCTTTTGGGTGTCCTGCGCCTCGTTGTCAGTATCTACCGTCCGGGCCGCTGCCTGAAGGTCACCTATCCCCCAGTACGGATCGCCGGGGTTGAACTGCTGAAAATGAATAAAGGCCTCTGGAGGTTCGGTATGCGTAGCCCCGGATGGCTCAGTTACTTCCCAATGCTTCAACCATTCTCCAGGTACACCGGACGGCACGGGGCGTATCAGGTCGGGCATAACGATCCAGAGTTCCTTAATCTGCTTTCCTAAAATAGTGGGCTGCCAGAGTCCATTCCCCACGAGTTTTAAATGCGCGATCAAAAACTCCATAAGGTCCTGCCCTGACTGTTCGGGGTTAGGATGAGCAAGTACATACTCTAACGGATGATTTTCGATATATTCTCCGTTTTTATCCAGCACGATCCAGGGGATGCCTGATCCAGCTTGCACGATAGTTCTTATGGCTCGATATACATAAAGCGAAAGTTTGTAACCCTCACGCACCGCCTTTCTGACAGTAAGCTCGCTATAAACAGGATTTCCGGGCAGGTTGAAGGATGATAAATTTACCCGGTCCCCTGGTTTTTTTGAAAGCAATGACAAAGCTATACTCGTTTTTAGTTTCTCAAACATGCTCTTATCCTATATATAGGGATTTATTTGCCATTAACTGCTCCATTGCGCCACTTGCGGCGTCTACCTGATCATCGTGGTCTCCGCCAGGAAAACTCTCAAGTTCGTCAAGGAAGTCATTAATCCACTTGCCCTGTACTAACTTGACGTTGCCCGCCTCACACTGAGAGCTAAATGGCGCCGCCCTGAGTTCCTTTGAGCCGGTACTTTTAATCCCTTTGAATATCCATCCCGGGAGTACGCTTCTCTGGTAATGGTCGATTGTATTTACCCCGGATGCCCCCGGCTCCTGCTCCATATAGATATAAGTCGATTTTCCGTCCAGTTCAGCGCATTGTCTAATTAAAGATTCAACACCACCCGGTGAAAGCCTCACCCTTCGGATGTCTGAAATAAAATAACGTCCGTCCGATACTGTGATCCTGGCCCCGCTTGTATAGTCCGGGTCTTTTCCTTGCTTGGCCTCGGTAGCTGCTAAATCCCAATATCTGACCGTCCTTCCAGTCGGGTAGGCATCCACTATCTGAAGCCACTCCCTTTTAAACATTCCTTTGTCTGCACGGATGTCCCAGTCGCCCTCTAGTAATTGCGTTCTGGTTAGTGGATCAAGGTTCGCTAGGGATTTAACATAAGTATCTTTGTCGATGTATGGATTATCTTCCAACTTTGCAGGGATGAAGATTCGATTGTGTGATAAACCCTCGACTATAAACCTTTGTTTTACCCATACATGACCGGAGCCGCCAGGGTTACTGGCTGACCGCTTCCTAATCGGTATATCTGAGGTTTTTAATCTGCGTGTTCGGGATGATATATAGTTGTAATCGTATTCCCTTATCTGAGTTAGCTCGTCAAATCCCGCAAAATGAAACTGTGCGCCCTGGTATCTGTAAACATCGTTTGGATTATCCAAATACCCAAAACTCAACGTAGCGCCCGAAGGAAATATCCATGTCTTCTCTTGGTCCTTCCAATGGGCATCTGTAGGTTGCAGCCATTCCCGCGCTACGTCCATCAAAGCGCCCGGTAAAGATAAATCGGTGTATGTTTTCCTGAATATAATAGCTGCGTATTCCGGGCAGTCTACGTATTGAAGTGCTGCCGCCAGAAGTCCCCAGCTTTTGCCCGGTCCTGCCGCGCCGCCAAAGAACGCCTCCTCGCAATCAAGAAACAGGAACGCGAGTTGTTTCGGCGTTGGCGTTATCGGGATGTACTTCGTCCACTTTAACTTCAGGTTGTCCAGCGTTGAGTAGCCTGACTGCCCCAGTATTTGCCAGGATTCCGAGGGCTTCCCTGATTGATTCTTTGGGGATTTCAATAGTTTTGATTTCATGTACGGTTGTTTCTGTCTTTTCTGTTACTTCGCCAAACGCTAACCGGCCCGATGCCTGTAAGATTTTTAGCGCATTTGATAAAACTAAAATATCGCCCGACTTTCCGGTACGGGTTTCCTTTATCATTTCAAGCCTTCGGCGCACCTCTGCTAGCCCTGCCCGCGCCGCTTCCAAACACTCAGAATCAAATGAAACTGACTCCCCAGCCATTGCCACGCTTTTATCTTCTTTGATTAACGTTTGGACTTTGGCCTGAAATTGTTTGCGCTGCTCGGCCCACTTCTCTTTGCCTGCAACCTTGCGTACTGAATCAGGCTTGCGGTTGGCGCGGCGGGCAACATCCTCAAGTGTGGGGTATTTCAACCCGTCTAGGGTTTGCTCTCCCTCAATATACCAAGATTTAACTATAGGCCATTCTGTTTTTTTCATGTAAATTACTGTGTATTATTTGTAGATTTTAAATAGATAATCGTGTGAATTTCTGGCGATGATTTACATAAATCGCATTTCATAATAGATTGGGATAAAAGTCTTAATTATTTTGGCGGTCTGTACGAGATTTGAACTCGTGATCTCCTGCGTGACAGACAGGCACATTAAGCCACTATGCTAACAGACCTGAGTTAAATTGAAGTAAAAGAAAAGCCGCCCTATATACGGACGGCTCGCATAGATTTATAACTATCCCAAGAATACACGATTAAAAGGAGCTTGTCAAATTCACCTATGATGACATTATCCAGTCCTCGCCGTTCCATGCCTTGTTATATTTCTTATACATGACAAAAGCCAACCAAAGTTGCTCCATAGTTTCTATATGATACGGAGCGTCCCATATAACGGCCATAGGTTCCCCGTCGACACAATCAATATAATCCTGAAAGATATTTACACATTCACCATAATCCCCGATCATTTCCTGTAATTGATCCTGCCGGGGTAAAAAGGTAAGTTTCTCTTCGGAAACAATAGCAAAGTGATCGTTGTTATTCATTATCCCACGTTTAAGTGCCTGTATCTCGGTTGCTTTTTCGCACATCTGCACGTATTCTTTTGAAGTGTCCATTTTATTCCTCCGCTTTTATTGAATGTAACATCGCGTCTACCAGCTCGGCCTCTTTAGTCCCGGCGTTCATTTTGTACCTTAATGTCCGTACTACTCTTTTGACCGGCTCCGCCTCCGGGTATCCAAGCAAATAGTAATTAAATAATAATTGCTGCCAGTGGGAAAACTTATGCTTAATCTTTTCTAACCTGGCCGGGGTTAGTTTATCACACACACTTAACCACCTGCCCTCATAACGCTTGCTTAATTTATCAATGCCGAGGTCGAGGTCTGCAATCCATACTTGAGGTGTATCCTGGGCGTTTGTACGCCGTCTGGCATAGGCTGAGGTCTCATGGGGTATCTTCCCTGCCTTCAGTTCCCAAAAGTGGCTTAAAATAAAGGTTACAAGCTGTTCGCTATACATTACACCGTCACCAACTTTAACCATTTTTCCTGAGGTATCGGGATTCCCTGAGTGTTCCACTCAGTCCCACAGGCTCCCTCACAGTACAAAATACCATAATGAGGCTCGTAGTTCGTTGTCCCACCGCAGATAGGGCATTTTATGAAAGCATCTTTGAGCCGTAAAACGGGTTTTGTAACCGTACTCTGATTGTTTTCCAATCCTTGCCTCCAATTTTTTCAAAACGTTCCGTATTTACAATGGTCGCAAATTTGTTTTTAAATATAAGCCGGGAAGTCCCATCGTGAAAGTCTTTTCTTAAATACCCTCTTGATTCCAGAAGTTCCAGGCAATCCGAGCAGACTAAAATGTCATGCTTCGTATAATCGCCGTGCATAAAAAACAATCTGTATCGTTTAGGTTCTACCCGTTCATACCTTGACTTGTCATCAAGTTTAGGATGCCCCCCGATAGCTATAGTGCAATTCTCACAATATTTAACAGGCAATTATTTAACCTCATAAAACAATGCTTCATTAATCTCAGGAACCCATGTCCTGTCTTTAGGCTGCCCCTTAGCTGGCCGGCGGAGTTCTTTGGTGACTGTTTGAATCGGGATCCCGGTAAAAGCTGCTATCTGAGCATGGGTATATCCCTCATCGAATAAACGAGATATTTCATTGAAATTACTCACCTTTCGCCTCCGCTATCCTGTCTTTCAGGGATTGCAGGATTTCTTTCTTATCATCCAGGGTAGGCTTTACAAGCCGTAGGACTTTGCCTTTAAGTCTTTCATACCATGCCGCGCCCCTTTTGTCCTGTATCCATTCCGAAAACTCCATTGGGGATTTATGGGCTGATTCATTTCCGAGGGTATGATGATAAGCGCACAAACAAATGCCGTTATCAGTGTCCCATCGGACCGACATCCTTGACCTGGAATACACATGATGAGAGTTGAGCGTCTTGGTCTCTCCGCACATTTCGCACCTATTCCCGCCTAAGAGTTTAA